CAAAGGTTCGTGAAGCGTGGCAATCGCAGTTTGGCGGAAGTTCCAACAGCGGAAAGGTCGCTGTGCTTGAAGAAGGCATGAAATACACGCCCATCAGCATTTCCCCTGAACAGGCGCAGTTCCTTGAAACACGAAAATTTCAGATAAACGAGATTGCTCGAATTTTCAGAGTGCCGCCGCATATGGTCGGTGACCTTGAAAAATCGAGCTTTTCTAATATCGAACAGCAGTCGCTTGAATTTGTGAAATACACTCTTGAGCCATGGCTTGTGCGGTGGGAACAGAGCATGATTCGTTCGCTCCTCACCCCAAGCGAGAAACAGGAATATTTCATCAAATTCAATGTTGACGGACTGCTGCGCGGCGATTACGCAAGCCGCATGAGCGGGTACGCTACCGCAAGGCAGAACGGCTGGATGTCCGCAAACGACATTCGGGAGCTTGAAAACCTCGACCGTATTCCTGCCGAGGACGGCGGCGACCTTTATCTTATAAACGGCAATATGACTAAGCTGGCTGACGCGGGTATTTTCGCATCGACAAATGGAAAGGAGGATTCCGATGAAGAAGTTCTGGAAGTGGACGAACAAGATGATACAGAACGAGGAAACGAAGGAGCAGACACCGGAAAGAACGCTGTTCCTAAACGGCACTATCGCCGATGAAAGCTGGTTTGACGATGACGTCACACCGCAGCTTTTCAAGGAGGAACTGCTGTCCGGCAGCGGAGATATTACCGTCTGGATAAACTCGCCCGGCGGCGACTGCGTGGCGGCAGCGCAGATTTACAATATGCTTATGGACTATAAAGGCAATGTCACGGTGAAAATCGACGGCATAGCCGCAAGCGCCGCTTCGGTCATTGCAATGGCGGGAAACAAGGTGCTTATGTCCCCGGTTTCCATGCTGATGATACACAATCCCATGACGATTGCTATGGGCGATTCAGCTGAAATGCACAAGGCAATAGATATGCTTGTCGAGGTCAAGGAAAGCATTATGAACGCTTATGAAATCAAGACCGGTATGAGCCGTGCGAAGATTTCGCACCTCATGGACGCAGAAACATGGATGAACGCAAATAAGGCGGTTGAACTCGGATTTGCGGACGGAATACTTACCCGTGACAATCCGTCAGAAGCGCCTGCCGCTGATTCTCTGATGTATTCCGAAGCTCAAGTGGTAAATTCACTTATGGGCAGGATTGCAGAGAAGTGCCGCATTGCCCCGAAAACCGAACATAGAACCAAAGCCGAGGATTTATTTTCTCGGCTTGATTTGATTAAGAACTGGAGGTAACGAAAATGACAATTCTTGAACTGTGCGAAAAGCGCAACAAGGCGTGGGAAGCCGCAAAGGCTTTCGTTGAAACCAAGCGCGACAATGACGGACTTCTGTCCGCAGAGGATGCCGCTTCATACGCTGAAATGGAACAGAAGATAAAGGACTACGGCGCTGAAATCGAGCGCATGGAGCAGATGGCGGCTATGGACGCGCAGCTTTCCAAGCCTACGTCAGTCCCGCTTACTGGAAAGCCGCTGAACGGAAACAAGCCCAAGTCCGGCAGAGCAAGCGATGAGTACAGGGCGGCAATGCTGAACGCTCTCCGCACGAATTTCAGACAGATTTCCGATGTGCTTTCCGAGGGCATTGACGCTAACGGCGGTTATCTCGTCCCCGAGGAATACGACAGCCGCCTTATTGACACACTGACCGAGGAAAATATCATGCGAAAGCTCGGTCACACCATCACCACCAGCGGTGAACATAAAATCAACATTGCAGCGACAAAACCCGCCGCAGCGTGGATTGACGAGGGCGGAGCGCTGTCTTTCGGTGACGCGACCTTTGCGCAGATTAACCTTGACGCGCACAAGCTGCACGTTGCCGTAAAGGTGACCGAGGAGCTGCTTTATGACAACGCTTTCGGGCTTGAAAGCTACATAATCGAGCAGTTCGGCAAGGCGCTGTCCAACGCAGAGGAGGACGCTTTCCTCAACGGCGATGGTGTCGGAAAGCCTCTCGGACTTTTCTCCGATAAGGGTGGCGGCGAGGTTGCTGTCACTGCGGCGAGCGCAACTGCAATAACCGCCGATGAGATAATCAACCTTGTGTACTCCCTTAAGCGCCCATACCGCAAGAATGCGAAGTTCATCATGAACGACCAGACTATTGCGGCGCTCCGCAAACTGAAGGACAACAACGGCGCGTATCTCTGGCAGCCGTCCCTCCAGGCGGGCGAGGTCGACAGGCTGTTCGGTTATGAGGTCTACACCTCTCCGTATGTCCCCACAATCGCCGCTGGAAAGCCTGTAATCGCATTCGGTGACTTCAGCTACTACAACATCGGCGACCGTGGCACTCGCTCCTTTGCGGAACTCAAGGAACTGTACGCAGGCAACGGCATGGTCGGATTTGTGGCAAAGGAGCGTGTTGACGGCAAGCTGATTCTCCCCGAAGCAGTACAGATTCTGAAGATGAAAGCCGGCTCGGGTTCGTGATGAATGAACTGCTTACCAAAGTAAAACAGAACCTCATACTTGAACACTCGGCGGACGATGAACTTATAAAAGGGTTCATCACAGCCGCTGTTTCCTATGCTGAAAGCTATCAGCATTTGCCCGAGAATTACTATTCAGAAAACGCAATGCCGCCCACAACTGAACAGGCAGTAATAATGCTGTCCTCACATTTCTATGAGAGCCGTGATGGTTCAACAGGCGGCTTTTTCGGAGACAATGTTCAGGCGGGAAAACAGGTGTGGGACACCGTGAATATGCTCCTGCGGCTGGACAGGCGGTGGAAAGTATGAGTTTCGGGAAGATGAACACGCAGATACAGATAACGCAGAAAAGGGTCGCGCTTGATGACGAGGGCTTTCAGACGGAATCCAATGTCGTTGTAGCAACAGTCAGAGCCTATCGGGAGGGACGGCACGGCAGCGAGAAATGGGCTAACCGAGCCGCTTTTTCCGAAGCCACCGACCTGTTCCGTTTTCGCGCTATTCCGGGGGTGAGAATCTCCACAGATATGCGGCTGTTATGCGATGGTTCTGTGTTTGAGATAACCTCTGTCGAAGATGTGAAAGGCAGAGGAATGTATATTGAAGCGCTTGCAAAGGAGGTGCAGCCGAGTGGCTAAGGCTGATGTAAAAATGCCCGATGAGTTCCTTTCGAGGATTTCCCGGCTTGGAGCGCAGACCGACAGCATTGCCGAAAAGGTTTTGCAGGCAGGCGGCGAGGTTGCTCTCGCAAAGGTCAAAAGCAATCTGAAATCCGTTGTAGGTTCGGGAACTATAAGCAAATCCCGTTCCACAGGAGAACTTGAACGTTCGCTCGGCTTATCTCCCGCTATGGTTGACAAAAACGGGAATCATGACATCAAGGTCGGCTTTTCCGAGCCGAGAACAGACGGGTCAAGCAATGCTAAAATAGCGAATATTCTCGAGTACGGCACAAGCAATCAGTCGGCAAAACCCTTTCTGAAACCTGCGAAATCCGCTGTGAAAAAGCAGTGCGTGGAAGCCATGAAATCCGCATTTGAAAAGGAGGTCAAGGGGTTGTGAGTCTGCTTTCGGAACTCTCTGCAATAGCCAAAAAGCTGAAAATCCCGGCGCAGACCTCTGTGTATTCGGGAAAGGCACCGGACGAATATCTGGTATTCACTCCGCTGTACGACAGCTTTGAACTTCATGCTGACAATGCGCCGACTTCCGATGTACAGGAAGTGCGGATTTCCCTTTTCAGCAAAGGAAACTACACCCGTACTGTGAGCAGGATTGTAAAGGCTCTGCTCAGCGCGGATATTACCGTAACCGCCCGAAAATATGTCGGTCACGAGGACGACACGGGCTATCATCATTATGCCGTTGATACGGCGAAAAACTATGAAATGGAGGAGATATAAATGGCAACAATAGGTCTTGACAAGCTGTTCTACGCTGAAATAACCGAGGACAGTGACGGCAGCGAAACCTACGGAGATCCCGCTTCGCTTGCACAGGCAATTTCGGCTGACCTTTCCGTGGAGCTTGCGGAGGCTACCCTTTACGCTGATGACGGCGCTTCTGAAATCGTCAAGGAGTTCAAAAGCGGTACGCTTTCACTTGGCATTGACGATATAGGCAATGATGCGGCTTCGGTTCTGACGGGAGCGACTATCGACAGCAATAACGTGGTCATTTCCACCAGTGAGGACGGCGGCAAGCCCGTGGCTATCGGGTTCAGAGCGAAGAAGTCCAACGGCAAGTACCGTTATTTCTGGCTTTACAGGGTCAAGTTTGGTATTCCGTCAACCTCGCTTGCAACAAAGGGCGACAGCATTACGTTTTCCACGCCTACAATTGAGGGAACGGTTCTCCGCAGAAACAAGCCGGACGGCAACGGAAAGCACCCTTGGAAAGCGGAAGCGACCGAGGGTGAGAAGAACGTTCCGGACAGCGTAATCACGGGTTGGTATAAGTCTGTGTATGAACCCACATTCACGGCAAAGCCTGCTGAAACAGGCAAGTAACGGAGGTATGAGCAATGACGAATGAACGCAGTTATTTAATTACGATCGGCGGTGAACAGTATGAAATGATTCTCACCACCAGAGCGACAAAGGCAATTTCCAACCGCTACGGCGGGCTGGATAACCTCGGCGACAAGCTGATGAAGTCCGAGAATATGGAGATGGCGCTTGATGAGATAATCTGGCTGATAACGCTGCTCTGCAATCAGAGCATTGAGATACATAATCTCAGAAACAGCGAGAAAAAGCCGCTTCTCACCGAGGAAACCGTGGAGCTTCTGACCTCCCCCGGCGAGATTGCGGAATACAAGGACGCTATCACCGAAGCTATGCTGAAAGGCACGAAACGGAATGTAGTGAGTGAAGATACCTCAAAAAACGCAGTAACGGTCGGGTGAATGACGCAGAACTGTTCACCCGGCTGTTCTATTACGGCACGACACAGCTGCACCTCGCTTCGGAAGAGGTGTGGCTTATGCCGTTTGGGTTTCTGCTGGATTTGTGGGAGTGCCATAAGCAGTTTATGGGGATTGCAAAGCC